TGCCCGTCTGTGATTCGCAAGTCGACAAACGGCAATGCCGCGACCTTGTCAAGCAGCGCGCGCCCCTTGCGCGTGTCCTGTTTGTGTGGCCCTACTTGGAATTTCCCGCACCAGCCCAATACCAGTTTGGGTGTGTACTTTTCGTCCACGGGCAACACAGCAAGCGACGCATCAACGCCCATGCTCTGCAGATGCCTCTGATATTGCGGGGCGATACACACAATATGGTCGGGTTTCCGCGCTTTAGTGTAATCATCTGCGTCTGGCGCCTTGTGATCAAACAATGCCACATCAATGGCCGCCGACGGTTTTTTGAAGCCTGTGCGCAGGTTGACATAGTAGTTTATTGCCGTGTCCGGCGCATTGATAAGCGTGATGTCACCATAATCAACATCCCGCGCGTTCGGTAATCCTGCAATCAATCCCTTCGCAAGGCGGGCAAGTATCCAGTCCATTTTGTGATTGTAGATGATGTTGATTTTATCCCGCGTCATCGTATGCGGCCGCTCCATGTGTAGGAGTGCTCTTGCCAGTGGTGGTCCGTTGTCACGGGCTTGACAATCTCATTCAGTGTTTGGTGTACGCCGGGGTAGTATTGCGGGTGTTGTGGGTCATCGTGGTAATCGTGTGATGCCACCCATCCCCTGCAAAACGGCAACCACGCGCGCCAAATAGCCGACAATCGCGGATAGTCTTTGATGCTGTCAACAGATAGCAGGTCTATCGGCTTGTTCCAAAATGCCGCCACGTCAACAGGCCAGCCCACAATCTGAATAACCTGCTGTTGCCACGGGTGGATTTGATCACGGAAACAATTCATTACATCGTAGGTGCCGTATTTCGATTCACCCAATAAACACCACGGGTCCACCGCCACAAGTACCGCAGTGCGCGGCATGCCTGATAGTATCGCCGCCGTGCTCTTGCCTTTGTACGGGCCGATCTCTACCGCGATACCATGCGGCGGCACTTGTGTTCCTAGCCAGTGCAGCCGGTCAACGTCGGCGGGCTTGAGTTGCCCGTCTAGTTGCTTGATTTGATCAAGATTCATGGCGTCTTGATGTTTCTGCGGCTCAAATACAGGATAGTCGTACACGCTCAATGATACAACCTCGCTGCGCCCACCGTGCGTGTGGACAGTTCCGTGATCGCCCACACAAACGCATCAAGCCGGTTCGGGCTGTTCGCGCTGCCGGGTTCCCATGTGCATAACTCGTTTTCCAGTTTCGGGAAATCGCCCACGAATTTCACCTTGCCGTTTTCGGTCAACACGCTGATCGGTTCGGCGCGGACGGCCTTTCCGCGTGACGCATGGACGCCGCGCATCGGCACATCACCCGCCGTCTTCAACGTCTGCGCGACCATCTCCCCGCCTTGGTTGGTCTCATACACAACGTGGTTCGCCTCGTGCAGCCCGAACGCCGCGATAACCTTCTGTGCCCACGCAATCGGCGGCCCTTGCAGCGTGTGGTCTCCGATCACGTAATAAGTATCGCCTGCCTTGCCGCCCGCGATGATGCCGCACTCGTCGCCGCCGCTGGTCGTAGACGGGTCCACGCCGATCACCACGCGATCGAATGCTGGCGCGGTCGCAACGCGGTGCATCTCGATCAGTTCACGTTTCCACAATGCGCCTGGGGCCTCGTCCACGTCTTCAGCCAGGATCTCCTGCCGATACGCGGTCGCCGTCATGTCGCTGCGTATTTCGTCCAGTGCTTCTTTTGAGATGTGCGGGTTATCGTGCGAGGCGAAATGAAACGCAGCCCACCGCCCGCTGTCGTCGGACTGTGCTTGCTTGAATAATCGCGCGGCGTGTCGCGGGTCGCGCGCCTTGCTCACACCTGAAGAACGCAACGAAGGCGGCGTGTAGATGAATATCGCGTCGCCGTCATTGTCCAACAGCATCGGCGCGCCTACCGTGTCCCATGTATCCTCGCTCATTAACTGGAATTCATCAAGGATAAGCACGTCCGCATAGTCGCCGCGTAGTGTGTCCGCGTTCCATGCTGTCTTGGCGCGTATGCGCTGTTTGGTGTGCGCCAGTTCAATCGTATGGTTGGTTTCGTTCTTGGTGAATACGTTTGCGTCCACGGCCTCACGCAAGGCCTCGCACACCTCAAACCAGAACGTTGCTACTTGGTCCTGTGTCGGTGCCGCATACAGTATGCGCCGCCCCGCAAGAAACATTTCAACCGCGTAGATCGCCATGCCAACCGTCTTGCCGCCTCGGCGACCCGCGCGGATGATGCGCCGCTTGGTTTTGGAATCAAGAAACTCCCGCTGTTTGGCGTGGGGCTTTCGGAGATGTACCTTAATCTCTTTCAATCGCATCCTCATCATCAATCACATTGAAGGCAAAAAGGCCGGGGTTTGCGGAATATTTCTTTTCCATCACATCTATTAAATCAACACGATCCACGTCATCATGCCCTATGATAAAAAGTGCGGCTCTGTCCGCGAGGTTGCCTGCGTTAAGATCTATTTCTCGCTCTTCGACAAATGAAAAATAGACTAAGCAAGGCCCGTCTTGGTCGCATTCTAACGTAAATGTTTCCTGTTTGTCCTCTTCTGACTGAAATGTAACTCTTGGCAGTGCCTTCAACCAAAAAACATTTTTTCCAAATATCTTTTGCAGTACAGACTTTTCGCACAACATTTCTTCGAGCCGTGCGCTCGCACCATCTTTTGTTTCATTCATATCAATCCCTTTCGCCATACACCACCCTCAACGTGATTGTTCCCTCGTGCTCGGTCTGGTTGCGCTCGTTCCATTCGCGCCCGCCCAGGCATTTCTGCAGGTATATCGCCGCCGCCGCGTTGCCCTTGTTCGCCATCTGCATTAAGGCGACCGTGTTCCGGCCTAACGCTTCATCCCGCGCGCCTTCCAGTTCTTTTTTGTAATGCTTGATCAGCGTGCTTTTGTTGATGCCGATCACCGCAGCCGTCCGGTCCTGTGTGAGCCCTGCGGTGACCAAAGCGCGGACCATGGCGCGCTGCTGGTCGGTAGGCTTGTGAGCAGGCATTCCACCGCCGTACCTTTTTTTAGTAGTTGGTTTTGATGCGTCTACCATTATGTCTCAGCCTCTATTTCATAGCGGGTTTTGCGGGGCATGGGCTAAAATGTTTGCCTTGATATGTTCGGCAATGGCCCGCATGAGATTCGGCGGGACGCTGTTGCCAATGCGCTCCCATTGAACAGAATATGTCCCAATTAATTTAAAACTATCAGGAAAACTGCTTATTCTTTTTGCTTCTCCGATTGACAACGCTCGTTTTTCTGTTGGATGTGCTATTGTTGCAAACCCGTGGCCTGTTTGTGTTTTGGGCAACGTAGGAGAGGGACGGTTTGGATTTGGACGCACGCAGCTATTATATCCTTTGCCAATAACATTTGAAGCATTTCCCCCTTGTGGAATTTGACTATACAGTTTTGCATAACAATCGTTGAAATTTGGTAATCCCGTTACGTCTGCGTTTTTAATAGCAGACATAATCCCAATCGGCTTTGTCTGCGGTTTTGGGTGGCTCGGTTCAATGCCTAAATCCTCACGCACGCCGATGATAATCACCCGCTCCCTACTTTGCGGGACATTGTAATACATGGCGTTTAATACCTCGCCCTTCGCCTTATATCCGCACCCGCGTAATGTGGCTATAATCTGCAAGTACGCCTGCTTCATGTACCCCTTTACCATACCCGTAACATTTTCCATTACAAAGACTTTGGGCCGTAATTCCTTCAATAGTCGTGCATATTCCTTAAATAGACTATTGCGCGGGTCATCATACTTTCGCTTACCCGCGGTGCTGAATCCCTGACACGGCGGCGACCCATCCAACACGTCCAACTCACCTTTTGTTATGCCTGCCAGCCTCATACATTCATCACCGCTTAACTTGCAAATGTCGCCATGATAAACAGGTACATCGGGAAAGTTTAACTTAAACGTTTCCACCGCATTGTCATCCCACTCCACCGCAAGCAGTTCTTTATACCCGGCAAGTTTATAACCAAGGCTCGAACCGCCGCAGCCTGCGAACGTACTTATTACTGTTGGATTGCTCACCACTTAAATCCACACTTCGGACATTCATTTTTTATCTGCTTCATTTCTTCTTCGTTTATTTCCTTATTGTTATCGGGTATTTCATAATCCACCTCCGGCACGTCCATGCCCAAATCGCACAGGTCCACGTCGCCCCATTCATTCGCCAGCATGTCCCAGTCCCAATCACCTGACATGCCGTCTGGCGCATTGTCCACAATCACGAAGCGGCGGCGCTGCTCTTCGTCGAACTCGCTGGCGTCTAACACCCACGACTCCGGGACTTCGCCCTCTTTATTGGTGCCTATCGACGCGCGGAACTCCGGGTCACGGGTCGCCTCA